ATATATTACTTGCAAAAATTGAAAGCATTGTTAAAGGTGAAAAAGTAGAATTAGCTGAAAGTGTAACTAAATTATTGTCTTATACAAAAGGTGTTATAGTATTTAGTAAAAACATTCAGATATTAAATGATGAAATAATACAAGCAAAAAAATCTTTAAAAGCTGATTTAAGTGATTTACAATCTGATATGGGTAATGTTGCAAAAGGAATACAATCAGCAGAAGTTGCAGCAAAATTGTTAGGTATTAAAGTAAATCAAGTTCCAGGTTATTCTAAAGCACTTGAATCTATAAAAGTAGGTTCAGGTTATGAATCATTAGCAAAACAATTACTAAAATAAATTAATATAAAATGAACACACCAAAAGAATTAGAAAAAATCTATAATAAACTACCTAAAGAAAAAGTTGAATTAAGTGTGCATAAAATTGAGTTAGGAATTATTGATGAAATTCAAGAATCTTTAAAATCTGGTAAAGCTGGAAGTCAAAAAGCAAACAGAATAAAAGAAAATATTACTTCTTTAAATACTAAATTAAGTAATGTTGTTGATGATATTGACAATATGAAAACACAATTAAGTAATGTTGGTGATGCTCAAAATGGTTTAGGTTCAGCAATACAAATTTATAATAAGGTAATTCCACAAGCAGAACAACAAGCAAAAGCATTAGGTGTATCCCCCAAAGAAATAAAAGGATATTCTGAATTGAAAAAATTATTTGGTACTTGGGAAAAATCATTGAAAGCATTAAAAGGTTCTGAAAAAGCTGGAAGGAATATTTTATCACAAATTAGATAATGTCAAGAAGAATTAAAAATGTTTTAAGACCTGGCGAACCTGGATATATTGCTGCAAGAACATCTCAAACAGGTGGTCAAAGAGCTTGTTTATGTCCAGATGTACCAACCTATTCAAGAGAGTGTTGTAATGGCTCTATATGGGCGCAGGGGATAGGATCAATTACAAGAATAAGTTGAAAATACAAAATTTAAATTTAACCACGTTATATATATAATTATGAAAAGTACGCAAATGCTAAACCAAATTAAGACACTTCTAAACATCGAGGTAAAACTTGAAGAAATGAAGTTAGAAAACGGAACTATAATTGAAGCCGAAGGTTTTGAAAAAGGAAATGAAGTTTTTATCAAAACAGATGATGAAAAAGTTGCAATGCCTGTTGGTGAATACATCTTAGAAGATGGAAGGTTATTAATTGTTGAAGAAGAAGGAATGATTGCTGACATGAGAGATGTCTCAGATGAAGTTCCAGCTAAAGAAGATGAAGAAATAAGTGAAGATCTAAAAGATAAAGAAGAAGAAATGATGGATCCAAAAGATGAAAAAGAAATGGCAGATGAAGGTAATTATGTTACTAAAGATTCATTTAGAGAAATGGAAGCTAAAATTCAAAATCTTGAAGATGCAATTTCAGATCTAAAAGGTGACAAAGAAAGTAAAATGGAAGATGTAGAAGAAGAAATGTCTATTGAAAAACCATTAAAATCAAGAACTGTTAAAGAAGAATTTTCTGATGCGGCTGTAAAACCAATAAAACACAATCCAGAAACAAAAGCTCCTATAAATAAAGGGTTTAATATTTCAAGCAATAGATTACCAACTGCATTGGATAGAGTTTTAGCAAGATTAAATAATTAATAACAAATAAATAAAAAATAAAAAAATGAGTACATTTAATTACCTTTCAAATGATGATGTAAGAAACCAAGTTGGTCAATCTTACTACACAGCAACTGGAGACATTTCAGAAAGTGATTTAGGAAACGACCACAATGTAGCAACAGATGGATTAACTATTGGTATTCCAAAAATTACATCAGGAAACTTAGGATGCACAATATTCTTTAGAAATTCAGGTGCAGCAGGAAACAACAAATTAGTTATTTCGCCAGACGATTCAAACAAAATAATTGGATCAGTTACTTTATCAGCTTCTGTAGTAGTTGCAGGTGGTGTTTTAGGTAAAGACTGGGAAAATACTAAAGCAACATCTATACAGGGTGACTGGTGCGCTTTAAGAGCGGTAAGTTTAACTGAATGGTATATCATAGGTTGCCAGGGAATTTGGGCATCAGAATCATAATAATAATTAATAAATAAAAAACAATAAAATGAGTAATCAAAAAAAGGTACATTTAGCAACTCAAGTATCGGTAACGACGTCGTATTCTGGAAGTTTTTCTGGAACTTACATTGCCGCTGCTTTGCTTTCTGCAAGTACAATTAACGATGGTGGTTTAACAGTTAAATCTAACATTTCTTATAAAGAAGTAATTAAAAAACTTGCTACAAGTTCATTAGTACAACCTGCTTCTTGTGACTTTGATCCAACATCAGCAATCACATTAACTGAAAGGATAATTGAACCAACAGAACTACAAGTAAATTTACAACTTTGTAAAAAAGACTTTATAAACGACTGGGAATCTCAATCAATGGGATATGGTTTAGGTCAATCTTTACCACCTAAATTTTCAGACTTTTTAATTGCTCATGTAGCGGCTGAAGTTGCACAATCTACTGAATTTAATATTTGGCAAGGTGATACAACAGCAGCAGCAAATAATTCATTTGATGGATTCGAAAAACTAATAGCAACAGCAGCAGCAGCAGGTGATATTCCAGCAGCACAACAAGTAGCAGCAGCAGTTTTAAGTGTAGCAAATATCATAGGAGAACTATCTAAAGTTGTTGATGCTATACCATCAGCACTTTATGGAAAAGAAGATCTTTACATCTTTATTCCAAGTTCAGCGGCTAAATTATATGTTCAAGTTTTAGGTGGATTTGCAGCAAACGGATTGGGTGCAAATGGTGTAAATTCTTTGGGAACACAATGGTGGAACAACGGATCACTTTCTGTAAATGGAGTTAAAATCTTTGTAGCACCTGGATTAAAAGACAATAAAATGTATGCGGCTCAAGTTTCTAACTTGTACTTTGGTACTGGTTTATTAAACAATAACCAAGAAGTGAGAGTTTTAGACATGATTGATCTTGATGGATCAGACAATGTAAGAATGATAATGAGGTTCACTTCAGGTGTACAATTTGGAATTGCTTCTGACATTGTAGAATACGCTTAAAATTAACCAAAATTAAAAGGTAAGTGGGATAAAACTTACTTACCTTTTTTTTTAATAAAAAATAAAACAATATGGCTTGTGCATTAACAATAGGTAGAAAAATTCCCTGTAAATCGGCATTTGGTGGGATCAAAGCAGCATACTTTTGCGACTTTGGAACAGTTACTGGTGTAACGATTGCAGCAGATACAAAAGAAGTGACCTTGACAGGTTCACCAACCTTTTTTAAATTTGATGTAAAAGGAAATTCATCGCTTGAAACAACTGTAACAAGTTCAAGAGAAAATGGAACAACTTTTTATACACAAACACTTAATTTAACATTAACATTTTTAGAAGCTAAAACACAAGCTGAAATACAGCTTATAGCAGCGGCAAGACCACAAGTTGCTGTTGAGGATTTCTATGGAAATACTTTCCTTTGCGGTTTTGAAAATGGGATGGAATGTACTGGTGGCACATCAGTAACTGGTGCGGCTCCTGGTGATCTTAGTGGGTTTACATTAACAATGGAAGGTATGGAAGAAGCGGCTCCATTCTTTGTAACTGGTGGTGTAACCGCAGCGGCTGGGCAAATTGATCCAACTGCATAACACTTTATTATATTAAAATTAAAGGCTCTCTATATGGGAGCTTTTTTTTTGCTTTTTTGTTATTGCAAAATAACCTAATTAATACGTTATATAGGTAATGATTGTTTTTAATACAGGTGCAACAGCACAAACTTTTAATGTTATTCCCAGAAAGTATGAATCAGAATTTACTTTGTCGGTTACTGATGACAGTACTAATATTACTGTTTTATATGATATAACATCAGCTACAACGAATGTAAATTTTTTGACTTTTACTCAAGTTTTTAATCCTATATTAGTTGAAGGGCATTTTTATGATATTCGTTTTTTTACAGATTTTAATTTTTGGAATACTAATTATCAATTATGGGAAAATGACAACAGTTTTTGGAATATTGACAGAACAACTGATGTAACCCTTTATAGAGATCGTATTTTTTGCACAGACCAAGAGATTGACCAAAAAGAAGATGAATATTATAATTTAAATAAAGATGTTTATGAAACAT